GGAGGACGCAGAAGGATGAACGTCTCGGCGTCCGCACAGATCTGCCAGTACGTCGCATGGTTCCAGTACATGTACCCCAGGTAGATGACATGAGCGTCATTGCTGGTGGGATTGGTGTCCGCCGACCAGGTACGTGACCGCGTATTGACGCCCTTTGGGAGCGGAGTGCTGATATCCAGCATGCCCTCATGCACATAGACTGCGATGTAGTCGTTGACGCTGCCGCTACCGGTTAAGTGCCTGTAGAACGTCACCTGCGCGCAGTTGGACGCCGGGGCCAGGGTGATGGCGGTGTCGAACTCGCTTACGACGGTCCACCCTGCCGGTGGCTTGTTGCCGTAGCCATCGACCAGCGCCGCGCGCAGGTAGCTCTTGAACTTCTGGAACGGCGTCACCGCCGCCGGGAAGAGCGCCGGCGGTGCGCCGGCGTCCCGATAGCTGTACTGTCGAGCGGTCATCAGTCCGCGTCTCCTCTGATCTGCAGGTGGAACTCATCGTCCTCGACGGTGCCCTTGCCACTCAGCACCGTCCGCACGATCCACATCGGCCCCAGGCACGAGTCGGTGTTGAAGCGCACCGCGTTGCCGGCCGCCCAGCCACTGCCCCAGCCTTCCTTGCGGATGGTGAAGTACGGCGTGTTCGTCTCCGGGTTGATCGGCGCCGTGTCGGTGGTGGTAGTGCCGTTGGCGATGACCCCCAGCTTCTCCTCCACCACGCTGAAACTGGTCGAGGAGTTGAACACCAGCGCCCACTTCGCATCGATCGCACCGCGGTTGGCGATCAGCGGCGGATAGGCGAGGCTGTTGTAGTTGGCGGTGGTCCCGTCGCCCTTCGGCTCGTCGGTCCAGTTCGGCGAGCCGATATCCCAGGTCCGCTGGGTGAACCAGTGGTGCAGCCGCGCCTGCAGGTCGCCCCAGCTCAGCGCACTGGACGCCAGCGTTTCGCCCGCCGGCAGATCCCAGGGCAGCGGCGAGGAGATTCCCAGCTCGCCGTTCACTTGGACCTCGGTGCAGAGGGTCATGTGCTCAACCCGGTCACGCACCACCAGCGGCAGGGTCAGCGGGTTGCCCTCGGCATCCTGCAGGACCAGCGGGTTGGCCCATGTCACCCGGCCGCGTTCTAGGTCGACGCTGTAGCCCGCCGAGGCCAGTTCCACCGCGTTGGCGTCCACCACCTTGATCTCGGCCTGCTGGTCGCGGCCGAGCTGCAGCACGCCGCCAGCTTGAGGACTCGGCACCGTGGTCTCGGCGGTATGGGCAACCACCATCACGTCACCCTCGCGGAACACTGGCACCCGCCCGTCCGCCGGCAGTCGCACCGGGTCCAGGCCCAGCAGGGTGGCGTCCAGCGGCAGCGAGGTGAAGACGACCGCGTTGTAGCGCAGCAGCAGCGGAATCACCGGGATATCGCTGGCCCCAGTGGTGTCCTCCAGATTGCTGGTGAAGCGCAGCCGGACGATGCCGGTCACGATATCGACGCTACCCTTGATCACCGCGCCATTGAGCTTACCGTTCGCGTCCGCCGTGGTGGTCACGATCTGCGCGGTATCCAGGCGAACCGCCGTCACCTGCAGGCTCGCAGAACGCAGCGGCGCCCCCGGCGTGCGGAAGGTCATGCTGGTGACGCTGAAGCCGGCGTTGGTGGTCAGGCAGGCCAGCAGCGTGACCGTCGGCGCCGCCCCCGAGCCATAGGTATTCAGCGTCGCGGTACGGCCGGCGTAGTCCACCGAGCCGACGGCGATGCCGGCGTTGGTGCTGCTGTTGATGTTCTTGTAGAGCACACCGGAGCGGTCGACGTAGACCTCGCCGGCCCAGGTGAACACCAGCGAGCCCGGCAGGATCGGCTCGGCCACACCAGGCAACAGGTCCAGGGTCACCGGAGCGACGGTCTGCGAATCGGTCTGCTCGCCGTACTCGACGCCGCGGCTCTGCGCGCGCACGCTCAGCGTGCCGCCGAACCCCTCCAGCAACGTGGTATCGGTGGCCACCAGGCGCAGCTTCTTCATGCCGAAGTTGTCGACCGTGTCGGTGTAGTAGGTGTACTCCTTGAACACGTAGTTGCCGGCCACCTTCAGGCTGAATTCGCCGGTCTCGTAGTTGATCGTCCCGGCGCGCCCGGCCCAGCCGCCGGCGGCGTCGTCGGTCACCGAGTTGTCCACGGTGATCTCCGATTCGAAGATCGGCAGCGCCCCGGTGCCCATGTCAGCACCGAGGGTCGGTGCCGCCTGGCGACGCTTGGTGATCCACGATAGGCGCACGCTGCCCGCCTTGAGCGGCGCCCCGGGGAGAGTGCCGATGCACATGCCGGTGCTGTCGGAGGTCACCGCCAGCGGGCTGTCGGTCACGCTGCCCTGCTGGTAGGTATGCACGATCCCACTCCCGGCATCCGGGGTGGCGCTCAATTCCATGCTGACCTTGCCGTCGGCATAGTTGATCTGGCCGCTGCCACCGGTACCGCTGAGCGAGCCGTTGCCGCTATCGAGCACGGTGCGCTCTACCCCGCCGACCTTGAACGTCGCCTTGTAGGAGCCGGGCAACAGCCCCTGGTGCGGCAACGTCCGGTTGATCCGCGCGCGCGCCTGCACGCTGGTGCCGGTGCGCTGGGTCAGCGCCGCATCGTTCTGCCCGACGTAGGCGTAGATCAGCGAACTCCCCACGTCCGGCAGCGCGCTCAGGGTGATGGATACCGAGCCGGTCGCGAAGTCCACCGTGCCGGTGCCTTCCCCGGCCAATTCGCCGTTGCCCTGGTCGCGGATCTCCTGCCACTTGCCCAGGGCGAGGAACGAGACCACCAGGGTGCCCGGCTGGGGCGGCGCTTCGGACAGCGACAGGGTGTAGACGAAGCCGCGGTTGCCCAGTTCGATAGGGATCTCCCCGGTCACCGCTTCGCCCGTCGCCGCCGCGGCAGGCTGGTAGGTGGCGCTCGCTGTCCCGCTCCAGCCGCTGCCGGAGGCCGCCATCTCGATTGCGCCGCTCTCGTAGTCGACGGTACCGCTGGCAATCCAGTTCGAACCGCTGATGTAGCGCAGGCCTCCCTTGCGGTCGTCGGCGAACACACCGCCGCCGGCGCTCAGCGACAGCGAACCCGGCGCGCAGCCGGTGCCGAGGAACGTCCGCGACCTGCCGCTGCCTATGTTCGCGACATTCAGGTTGACCGTCCGCGCCGGCCCGGCCGCAGCGAACAGGCGCCGCTGGTAGCCGGCCAGTTGGTCGACCAGCGCGTTCTCTCGGGTGGTGCTGGGCACCAGCTGGGAATAGACCGACTTGACCCGCAGGCTCAGCGCGCCGCGGCTGACAGCCTCGGCCAGGGGGCTGATGCCGTAGTACCGCGCGGCATCGGCGACCTGGGTGCTGAGCACCTGGCTTTTCGGGCTGGTGGTACCGCCTGGAGTCACCTGGCCGCCGGGGAAGGTCGCGCCCAGTGGCGCGCTGATCGACAGGTCCAGCCGGCGCCGGGTGAAGTTCACGAAGTTGCCGTTGCCGTAGTCGTGGGCGAACTGTTCGAGCCGCGCCTCGACGTCGGTGATGCGGACATACTGCGAGCGCGACTCGAACACCAACTGATAGACCTCGCCAATCTCGGGTAGCCGCTGTTCTTCGCGCTGCACGCAAGCGATGGCGCGCTGGCCCTGCAACTGGTTGCCCAGCAGTTCGAACGAGGCAGACACGGCCGGCACCACGAATGACTCGATGGCGTTGCGCGCGTCGCGGCGCTCGTCGGTCTGGCTGCCGGTGTTGAACAGCAGCACCGAAACGCGCGGATCGGCCGGCGCCCGCGTGACGATGGCATGAGCGCCCAGGTACGGCTCGGCGCTGTTCGAGCTGATGCCGGCGAAGGCCTTGCGCAGGTTGATCCGGCCGATGGTCCGGTCCAGGCGCGAGATATCGGGAAACAGGTTGTTGATCTCGCGATCCACCACGGCCTGCCCGGTGGCACGGCCGCCGCCGTCGTCCTCATCGGTGAGGCGCTGGGATTTCAGCAGCTTTACATCATCGACGGTGATCGTCATGGAACACTCCAGCCAGAAAAGAAAACCCCGCCGAGGCGGGGTGTGGGATCAAGGGTCGGGGGTGGGCGGTGCCGAGGGCGGCGCTACGGTGAGCAGTCGCAACGTCACCAGGTAGTCGGCGTCCGGACCGGGGTTGACCTCGCGGAACAGCGGTTCGGCTTCCAGCGGCGTCCCTTCGGCGCGGTTGAAGATCACCGAGAATTCGCGGCCGTCTGGTAGCACCAGCGGCATGACCCGCAGGCGCTGGTCGCGCAGCACCTCCAGTTGGCGCACGACCCATAGCGGCGTCCATACCCCTCCCCCGGAGCGCAGTGTGATCGGGCGGCCATGCAGCTTGGTGCCTTCCTGCACCAGCAGCGCGCCGGTCAGGGAGCGTTCCTGCTCTTGTGCCACCGCATCCCAGGTGAACTCGTCCACCCATTCGAACTGGTCGCCCAGTTCCACCGCATCGAGCCTCATCGGCCGGTCCTCATGCTGGCCTGCTCGAGCACGCCGAGCAGGTTGGTTTCGTCCTGTTCGCTGGCCACCGCCACGTCAACGGCTCCCCGCGGCGTCTCGAAACGAACGACCCGGGGCGGAGGACTCGACGCCGGCGGCGAGGCAGGTGGCGCCGCCGCGGCCTTGGCGGCGTTCTGCTCGTCCACCCGCTTCTGCTGCTCCTCTCTCTGCCGCTTGGCATCCGTCTCGGCCTGGATCTGCTGCAGGGTGGCCAGCGCCGTCATCAGGTTCTGTACCGCGTTCATGTCGCCGCTGCCCTGGGCCTCGGCCAGTTGCTGCTGCAACTCAGCCTTACGGCTGTTGAACCGGCTGCGATCCACGGCCTCCTGCTCGCCACGCAGCCCCGCCAGTTCCTCGCGCAGGCTGACCAGCGTCGACTTCGAGCCTTCCTTGAGCTGCTGGATCTTCTGATTGGCCGCCTCGATTGTGCTCTCCAGTTGCCGCATGTCCGAATCGTTCAGCAGGCTGAGGCCATTTCGAGCGCCCTTGGCCGCCGACACGAAGCCGCCCAGCTTCATGGTCCCGCGCTCGTAGTCGTCCATCAGGCTCTGCAGGCTGCGCTTCTGCTCCAGGTACGCAGCCTGGATCTCCAGGCTGGCCCGCTGGGTATCCATCGCCCAGCGCCCGAAACCGCTCATGCCCACGCCCGACTCGGCCTTGATCCGGGCCAGTTGCTCACTGACCTTGGCCAGGGAGCGCGAAGTGGCGTCCAGGCTGCTGGTGTCGATGCTGAGATCGACGGTGGAGATCCCACGCATCGCATCGAAGGCGTTCAGCGCTTCCTGGCTCAACTGCGCAACGCCCTGCCGCGCGGTGCTCAACACCCCACCGAAGAACCCTTCGAAGGCGCCCATGTCGTCCTTCGTCGACGCTACTCCCTTGCGGGTCGCCTCCATCGATTCGCCGATGGCCTTGCGCTGGTCCGAGAGCGATTTGGCCGCCTTGTCCGAGGACTCCGCGACCGCCTGCATGCCCTTGGCGCCCTCCTCGCCGGACGCCTTCAGTTCCTTGACCTTGGCGGATAGCTTGGTCTGTTCCTGGTTGAACTCCCGCGCGCTGATCGTGCCGTCGTTGTACAGCCGGCCCAGCGCCGTCCGGATGTTCTGGATATCGACCGTGGTCTTCGCGCTGCTGATTGCGTCCTGGACCTGCTTCAAGTTCTCCAAGCCGGTACTGAGGTCAGACACCCCCAGGGCGGCGCCGCTGGCGGTCGACTTCAGTTCGGTCAGCTTCGCGTTGAGGACACCGGCGCCGTTCGCATACTCCTGCTGGCTCAGCGTGCCGGCCTGGTAGGCCTTGAGCATTTCCCCCTGCAGGGCGGTCAGTTGCTCGGTGGTCTTGGCCGCGCTGATCTGGTCCAGGGCATTCTGCAGGCTGGTCACCGCCTGCACCGACTCGGCGGCCGCGCTCTTCGCACCCGCCTTCAGGTCGGTGAAGGTGTCGGTGATCGCCTGGCTCTGCTGCTGCGCGGCGGAGGCGGTAGCCGTGGTGCTGGTGTCCCAGGCATCCGCGATATCCTGCGCGTCCTGCTGGATCTGCTGGCGGAAACCCTCGCTCATGCTGCTGAGCAGATCGTGGACGCCGGCGACGGAACTGCGGATGCGCTCCCCACCCAACGCCGCCGGGATCTTCTCCGCCACCTTCTCGATGCCGGCGACCATCAGCGACAGGGTGCCGGTCCAGGCCAGGGCGATAGCGCTGATGCCCGAGGTGACACCGTTGAACAACGTCCGGAACGGCGCGATGAACAGTTGCACCCGCGAGGCCATGTCGTCCAGCTGGGTGCTGAAGCTGCTAAGCCAGGCCGAGGTCTTGTCGATCAGGGTGCCGAAATCGACGTCGGCCAGGCGCTTGATGAAGCGCTCGACCCATTCCGAGCCCTGGACGAAGGCATCCGACAGCCCCTTGGCCAGCGCGTCGAGGCGCCCGTCCTGGTCCATCTGCGCGATGGTGTCACCCAGTTCCTTCAGCTTGTTCTTGACGTGGTCCAGCGCGCCGGCGTTGGCAATGCGGTTGAGAAAGTCGGCCGCAGTGTCGCCGAGGTTGCTGACCAGACCGGTCAGGGTGCTCATGGCCTTGGCCGCGGCCCCTTCGGAGCTGCGCCCCATTTCGTCGACCAGCGCCTTGATGATGTCCCGGCCAAGCTTGCCCTTGCTCGCCAGATCCTGCAGCTGCGCGGCATTCTTGCCGGTGACCTTGGCCAGCATGTCCCACACCGGCACGCCACGCTCGACCAGTTGCAGGATCTCCTCGGTCTGCAGCTTCTGCTTCGCCCAGGCCTGGCCGACTGCCGTCGTGATGCCCTCCAGGCGCTCCATGCCGCCGCCCAGCTTCTCCGACTGGTCCTCGATCGCTTTCAGCGACCCGTCCATCGGGTCCAGGCCGTAGGCCTTCAGCAGCGCGAAGGCGTCGGTGACGTCGCCCAACTGAAGCGGCGTGTCCTTGGCAAAGGTCTTGATCCAGGCGGTTGCCCGCTCACCCTCGGCAACCGAGCCCATCAGCGACGTAAGCCGGTTCTGCAGGTTCTCGAACTGGTCGCCGGTGGTCAGCATCGAGACGATGCCATCACGCACCAGGCCGATTCCTCTGCGCACCAGGTTCAGCGCCGCCTGGATGCCGACGAAGGCTGCGGCGTAAGCGGCTGCCTGGCGAACGCCGGAAGACATGGCCTCACGCAGCGCCGTCACGCGCGAGGTGTGGCCAGCAGCCTCCCGCGCCGCTCGCATCTGCGCGCGTTCCAGCTCGCGGATCTCGCGGCTGTTCTGCGCGATGCTCTCGCGGGTGTTGTCGACCACCGACGCCAGCCGCCGCTCCTCGTTGGCAAGCTGGCCGGTATCCACGCCCGCCGCCCGCGCCGCACGTTGCTGCTCAGCGTGCCGAGCGGTCAGTTGGTCAAGGGTCCGACGCAGACCCGCTGCGTCCCGCTCCGCGATCTGCAGGGACACGGCCAGGCCCCGGCTCCCGGGGTTGCGGTCCAACGCCTCGCGCAGGTCCGCAATGGTACGGTCCACCCGCTGCACCGACGTCTGCGTCTGCGCAATGGCGCGCTCGGTAGTTCCGAGCGCGGTCACCAGGCCGCGAGCCCCCTTCGCATCGTCCAACTGCCGGTTCAGGTTCGCAGCCGTGGTGCGCAGCCCTTCCAGCGCCTCGGTCGACTGCTGGGCGGCGGGCGACAGTTCGTCCCGGCCGCGAAGAACGAACTGGATCAGGCGCTGCATTGGGTTCGCCATGGCAATCCTCTGGCAAAAAAAAGCCCGCCAAACGGCGGGCTGTGGTCATGGGGCCATCCCTGGCACGGCGATCAGGCCGCCTGCGCGAGATCCATCTGGCAGAACTTGGAAATGTCGGTCGCGGTCACGCGCGAATCTGCGAGCAGTTCCGCTGGGCCGGTGAGCTTGGCGTATTCCTGGCCCAACACCGCCAGCTCCTGCAGGAGGCCGAACTTGACGCGGCGAGGGCGCAGCGCGAACGGCTCGCCCGACTGCGCGTCGTTCAGGCCAGCGATGAACAGCTCCAGTTCCTTCTGCGAGCCGTTGAGCATATGCACCGCCCGGCTCGGGCGCGGTGTGTAGCTGACCTTGATGCCGGTTGCATCGATCTTGCCGCCGCTCAGCACCTGGATGCCGTGGGGTACCAGCAGGTAGTCCGTGCCCGGGGCCACCTCGACGTCCCCTGCGGTCTTGACCGTCACGGGCTTGGTCAGGTCCGGCAGGTACTTGAACGGGATCAACTCCAGCGCAACCCCCTGAGAGGTATGCGCCTCGTCGGTGATTGCGGCGGTGGGCGCCACCTGGATGGTGGAGCGCGTCACCAGGGCGACATTCTCGGCAGTCAGGTCGAACATACCGATGGAGGACGTCACGTCGGTGACGCGCTCGCGGACGTTACTGTTGCCGCCGCCTCCCATGTAGTTGGGCAGCGTCTTGCGGTCGGTGGCGAAGCTGATGTTGAAGGTGTCGCAGTTGCCGAGCGGCAGGAACGGTTCCTGCGACCCGTACAGGCGGGCATGGATGATGCCCTCGCCGATGAACGAGCGGTCGATGGTCTGGAGCATGGGGCTCTCCTGATGGGTTCGGGTGGGTTACTTGTGGTCGCCACCGGCCGGTTCGGCGGAGGCTGCCGGAATCGGCGCCTTGGCCTTGGCCTCGGTGGCGTAGCCCTTGCCCAGGGCATGGGCAGCTACGGCGGCGGTAACGCTGATGGCGCCCTTCGACGCCGGGTAGTGGGTCGCGTCGAGCCCCTCGCGGTAGTTGAACGGCCTGGTAACGATGATCTCGGGCATGGAGCCTCCGGAAATGAAGAGGCCGCCCGGAGGCGGCCTGGTGGATGGGTTACAACTGCTGCGAGTAGCTGACCTGCAGAGGGATGGCTCGATAGGCCCAGCGCCGGCCGGGCTCGGGCAGGCGCACAGCGGATGCCGGAAAATCGACACGCACCAGGCCGGGCACCGTCAGCCCGGCCTTGTGGCCCTTGAGCACCTGCTTGATCGCCAGGCGCGCCTCGCGCAACGCCTGGGCGGCGTCCCTGCCGCGCGCCATCGGGACGATGTTCACGGTCCACTCCTCCACGACACTGCCCGGCGACCGGTCTCGTTCCACGGTGTCCCCTTCCTGCAGGATGATCAGCCGTTCGGGCTCGTCGCTGTCCTCGGCGTCGAGCACCCCGGCCACCCAGTCCTCGCGGACGGCATCGCCGAACGCCGGCACCGCGGCCAGCAGGTCCAGCAGTTGGCCGATGACCGCGGTCTGTACATCGATCACGTCGCTCATTCGGGCACCACGTAGAAAGTGATCCAGTCGCCGTCGTCGGCATGGATGCCGTCGATGCGCCAGACCTGGCCATCGGAATCGAGGAACGCCCCCTTGCGATCAAGCGGCTGCAAGAACGCCTTGCGGCACGCAATGGTGCGGTAGCGATCCAAGGCGCCGGCCTCCATGCGTTCCACACCTTCCTCAACGATCACCGCAGCATTGCCGACCTGCCGACCGGTGCGGTCCAGGTAGCCAAACTCACCATCGCCGAGGACGTCGGCGATGATCTCGTCCATGTCGGCGACCAATTGGACAAAGCCAGCCACTACTTCACCAGCTTGATGACTGCGCGAGGGCGGGTGCAAATATGCAGAGGGTTCGACTGCGCTTCGCCAGCCACGCCTTTGTTGAACGGCATGACCTCCTGCTTGGCGTAATAAGGCAGGCCCAGGGTGTTGACGGTCTCCATGTAGTTGGCCGGCGCGAAGATGCTCAGGAACAGCTCCGGCACTCCGATAGGCACAAGCCGTGCCTCATCATCTGGGATGAAGGAGCGACCACCCACCTTGCCGCGGTAGCGCTCCCAGATCACGCCGCCAAACTCGAACTCCTCGCGTGCATCACCGCGCAGTTGGGAGGCCTGCATGGTGTTGAGGTAGGTCTCCTCCACCGACTTGTGGGTGATCAGCGCATTCCAGAAGTTCTTCCCACAAAGCGCGCGCGAGCCGCTGCTGGGGATGTTGCCCAGGGCATCCTCCTGCGCGTCCAGTGCTTCGCCGGCCTTCAGGCGTACCTTGGTGGTCGCGCTACCTAGCTCCATCTGAACGACCTGAGCACTGATACCGAAGCGGTCGTAGAGGTCGAGCAATACAGTGCTGCCGTCGGCATCGAGGATGGTACCGAGCACCGCGCCCATCCGCTGGTGCTCGTGAGTGGCGTCGAGCTGGCGACGCATCTTGCCCAGACGCTTGTTCACCACGTCCTGCACGGCCTGCAGCTCGGTTTGCTCGCCGAAGGCACGGATGCCTTGGATCTCGTCGGCGAGGATGGTGAAAGTCTGCGGCAGGTGCACGTTGTTGAACGGAATCAGCACGCGCTTGCTGCCGGTGACCACCAGGCCCGGCGCGCCACGATCGGCGGCCGGCACCAGGTGCAAGGTGTCGCCGTCCTTCTCGATCTGCTGGGTGATGGTGGTGCTGCCCTCTTCCTCGAAGAGACCCAGAGCCGCCAGACGGCCAGGCACCTCGGGGGCTTCGTTGATCGCAGCGGTGAGGGACGAGACGCTGAATGCCTCGTCTTCGAAGACGTTGATATCAGCCATTGTTTACTCCATAGAAAATGAAAAGCCCCGCGAGTGCGGGGCTTCGAGAGGACTCAAAGGGGCCGGTCAGTGCGGCGTACTGGTGCGGACAATGAGGTTGCGGGCCTTGAGGTCGCCACGGGCAGCGTCGTTCAAACCAGTCAGCGCCACATCGATCACCTCGGCCAGACGAGCAATCACGGTCACCGCCTGAGGATCGGGCGAGGCCGGCTTGGGCGCATACAGGATCGCCACCGCCACCTCGGTGCCATCTGTGGCCGCATCGTCGTAGGGCGCGTATTGGCCCGACGCCGTGACGATACCCAGCACCTGGCCGGCTGGCAGTGCGTTCGCGGTAGCGGCCAGGGTCACCTGTTCGCGGGAAATGGAACCGGCCCCCTCCGAGAGGAGGAACTCACCGGCGTGAAAGCCTTCGGTTTTGGTCATCATGCTTCTCCTTTCGAAGCCTTGGGTTTAGCGGTTTGGGCAGCCCGACGCGCGGCGTACACCTTCGACGGCGTCGCAGCCCTGGCCTTGCTGGGGGGCGTCGGATCATCCTCGAGCGGCGGGGTGTTGATGATTTCGCCGAAGCCGTTGCCAGCCAGCTTGTCGAACAGCCTGGCGCGTACGGCGTCTGGTTCGAGGCCAGCTTTCACATAGTCGGCGGTAAGTTCCGGCAGGCGCGCACTGACGCACAGATCGCGGACCGCCTTGGCCCGGTTGACCGCTGCATCCACACTCGCCTCGTCTTTCAGGTCTCCAGACACGGTAAGGGCCTCCACGAGGTTACTGATACCGGCCTCCGAGCAGCTACGGATAATCCGTGCTGCCAGGGCGGCGGCAGTGGGTTGGGTTACAGGGGGTTCGGGATCAGGTTCAAGAACAGGGTCCTCTGTCGGTGCAGGTGTATCGCTCAGCGGCGGCTTATCGAGTTGAGCAAGCAGCGTCTGGGGAGTATTGCGGTATTTGCGCAACGCACCGCCATCGCCCACCACCGCCTTCACAGCCACCCCGTCCAGCACCTCGTCGCAGAAACCAAGCGTCGTGGCTTCACTCGCCGTCAGCCAAGTCTCGTCCTTGATCATCTGCCGGAGCTCACCATCGTCGATCTCGGGCGCCTTGCGCTTGTAGGAGGCGACGATGGCTTCCAGCGTCTGGTCCAGCACCTCGGCCACCTTGCGCAGATCGTCGGCATCGCCGCCGGCCCAGGTCCAGGGGTTGTGGATCATCAGCATGGAATTGGAAGCCATCTCCAACCGATGCGCGCCGCAGGCCGCCACGCTTGCCGCACTCGCCGCCAGTGCATCGATGCGGGCGGTACAGCGCTCGCCCAGGCGGTTGAGCACGTTGTGGATCGCCAGTCCGTCGAATAGGTCGCCACCAATGGAGTTGAAAGCCACCAGCACTGGCGAAGAACCATCGTCGACGGCCTTCAGGTCCTGGATAAACTGGTTGGCCGTGATCCCCCAAGTACCAATCTCACCGTAGATGTAGACCTCGATGGCCTGGTCCGGCTCACCCTCGGCTGCAGCTTGATGCGGTACCAGGTCTCGTCCTGGGGCGCCGGTACATCCGGGACCTTGTTGAAAATGTGCAGGCCGAGTGCAAGCGCCTGCGCACGAAGCGCTGATTGTTCGGTCATGGTGTTTCCTCATCGGCGGGATCCGGCGACCCCGGAGCCGTTGTGTAGTTGAGACCAAGCTCGTGGGCACGTGTCTGGTCTGCCGCGTTTTCTTCGTCGATGGTTTCCGCGTCATAGCCCTTGCGCAGCACTACCTCGCTACGCGAGGCCAACCCCGCCTGGATCTCTAGAACCTTGCCCTGCACGTCCTGCACTGGGTGGATGTACTCCCACCCCTGGGGCACCCAGCGAGTGCGCAAATACTCGCGCCGTCGGCGTGCGTAGTCGGGTAGATCCAAGGCACCGGATAAGTACGCCATGTCCATCCACGCCGCCCTCACCGGTCGGCAAAGCTGATGGATGTAGACGCTGAACTGAAGCTGTTCCAGGCGCCGGCGAAACTCGTTGAGCACTACCCTGATCACCCGGTCATTTACGTTCCTCAGATCGCCGGTGAACAGCTCGTAGGGCACTCCAGTTCCCATCGCCGCAGCCTGGAGTTGCTGCCGCATGAAGTCCGGATAGTTGTTACCAGCCTCCGGCGGCTTGGAGAACTCCACTTGCTCGCCTGGCAGCAACTCCTGCATGGTGCCCGGCTCCAATCCCACCATCGGCGTGAAGCCGTCACCGTCCATACGCACCGGTCCACCGTTGATGGGATCGATGGGAGGCAAGTCGCCTGGGTTCGGCCGAGTAATGAATCCGGCGAACAGATTGGCTACCTCCTGGCGGAACAGCACCGCGTCGTCGAAGTTGTCCAACGAGCGCAGCCGCAGTAGAACCCGAGACAGTCGGGGAACCCCCCGCAACTGTCCTGCCTCCAACGGCTCGAAGACGTGTAGTACCTCGCTGGCCGGCACCCGCACCAGTTGGTTGTAGCCCGCCGCCATCACTGCGCTGTCGCCGGGGTGACGCCGATACATCCAGTACGCCACCCGCTTGCCCAGGGCGTTGAACTCAATGCCGGCCCGGATCAAATTACCGTTGCGTGCCACCTCGTTCTTCTCGACCGGAACGAACTCGGCAGGCAGCAATTGCAACTGCAACGGCACGGCTAGGTCGTCCTCCGGCCGCCTCGGGCGCAGACGAATAAAGCACTCGCCGCTCTCCTCGACCATTCGCGCCGCCAGTGCCTGCTGTCCATAGAAGTCGGTCCGCTCGTCGGCATCCGACTCGTCGGTCCAGTCCAGCCAGAGCTCCAGCAACAACCGCCGCAGCGCCTTGTCCTGAATCGTCGGCATTGGCACGATGCCGGAACCAATGAGGTTGCTCACCCGTGTGTCGATCGCACCACCCGCGTAGGGGTCGTTGCGCGTCGCAGCTCGGGAGCGCTTGCGTAGCAGTGGCAGTGCAGGGAGCGACAAGGTATTGATCGAGCCCGGCGGCGCATCCCAGTTCTGCGCGCGGCGGCCTGTTCCGGCACCGTCATAGCTGTTCTTAATCCGGTCTGGAAGCATGAAGCCCGCCCGAGTCAGATGAGGATACCTGGCCATCACACCCCCTTCCCGGCAGGGTACAGCCGACACACCCGGGAGCGCCGACCACTGAGCGCCGACTCCTGTCCCGCATCTGCCACGTACTGGCTTTCCAGCATCCGCAGACTCGCCAACTGCGCGCGCTCAAGCTTGCGACCATCCTTGGTGATGGTCTGCCCCTTGGTGAGAATGTCATGGATGGCCGCGCGCACATCCGCCAACCGTTGCTGCGCTTCGGTCATATCCGCCTCGCGTGGTTATCGACGTTGTTTCAGATAGCCGCTGCCGGAGCTGCGGCGTTTGGTGGTCGGGACCGATGGTGCAGTGGAAGTGGTGGGCGGCGTATCGAGGACCAGGCCGAAGCGCTGCTGGGCGACTCGCAGCATTGCCAGAGCGCCGACGGCGCAGTCCAGTGCCTCGTTCCGGCGCCCCTTCGCGTCCCAGCGATACACGCGCTGGCCCTTCTCGATCTTCATCACCTTGGTTTCGGCAGTGAGCTGCTTCAGTTCGCTCTCGTCGCAGATCGCGTCGCTGGCTGGCAGATGCATCACGCCGGGGAGAACCTTGCCTGGCTCGGGCTGAAGCTTCAGACGGCTGTAGATCAGCTCCTTGGCGTTGTCCGTACCGATCATCGTCAGGTAGACGCCAGCCTTGTTCTTGTTGTTGGGGAACATTGCAATGGGCTTGCCGTAGACGTTGTGCCCCTTGGTCGGGATGACCCACAACAGGCCGTGCTTCTTGCTCTCCTCGTACACCTCGTCGGTGTAGTGACCGCCGGAGTCCCATCCCCAGAGCGCAACGCGCATGCTCACACCGTCTTCGCGCTGGTACTGCTGGTGGAGCTTGAGCCCGACCTTCCGGCGCAACTCGGCGCTAGCCGGGTCGCCCTGCAGAATCCAGCGGTCGACCAACCAACCTTCCTCGCCCGCGGCCCAGGCCCAGATGCGCGCCTCGTAGCGGTCGTCCTGGGTGTCGATGAAGCCGGTCAGAGCGGCTACGCGCGCGGGCAGGTGCTGCCAGATCTCGCGCCGACCATAGAGGTTCTCCCACTCTAGCTTTTCGCCCTGGTCACCCTCCCAGGTTTCGCCCAAGGTGGTGTTGACGAAGGTGATCAGCTTTTCGCGGTCGCCCTTCACGTTCAGCCAGTCGCCGACCATGTCGAGCCAGGTGGTGAAGACGCTGTACGCGGTCCAGATGTGGAAAGTGACAGAGCGAGGCGTACGGGCTGGCTCGCCGTCGGCCTTGAACCAGTCCATGGAATCGTGCGTCCAGAGGCCGGTCCGCTCACAAATCCAGCGGCCATCGTTCGCAGCCTCTACCGCCTCGTGATACTCGATCACGCAACCGTTGTGCTCGCAGGTGTACCAGGCCTTCTCCGCCTCACCCAGCGCGTTGGTCTCGTATTTGATGCCGAACGAGCAGTCCTTGCCGCCCCACTTCAGGAACTGTTCTCCGTGGCAATGCGGGCAGCGGATGTGAAAGCGCATGAAATGCGGCGACTCTTCAGCAGCCTTTGTGATCTGGCACTCGCCCACCGTCCCCGGTGTGGAACCGCGGATCGACTTCTTGAAGGTGGCCCCCTCCAGGCGCTTGTCGCCGAGAAAGGTTGGCGAGCCCTCGCCCTCAATGTCGGCGTCGAATTTCGACAGCTCGTCGTAGATGACCTCGTCGGGCGACTTCTCGCGGTAGTTTCGCGCGGCCTTACCGCCCAGGCACCAGAGCATCTTCTGGTGGCTGAACTTCTTCGCGGCGAGGGTGTTGTCCCGGTGCTTCTTCCCATACCACGGCGCGAGGGCGAGTAAGACCGGAACATCGCGGATGAACGACTCAACGTGCCGCTTCATCAGCTCTTCGGCGTCAGGGTCCGTCGGGCAGTAGCTCAGCACGTTGCGCTTTTTGTGCTGGAGCTTGTAGCCGATGTTCGCCATCAGCATCTTGGTGTAGCCGACCCGTGCAGACTTGATCAGGTTCACCACGCGGATCAGGTCGTTGCCCATCGCGTTCAGGATTCCAACCTGGAACGCTGCGGTTTCCCACTTTCCTTCCTGGTAAGAGGACTCGGACGACAAATAGAAATGCTTGTCCGCCCACTCCACCGCAGTCAGCGGTGGTTCGCGGAATAGGGACT